TTTCAATCTCACCGAGACGTGAATATGGTGCGGTTTCTCCCACAGTGTATACAGGAGAATCTATAAACGGCAAAACAAATTGTTCCACTTTCACAAAACATTTTGTTCCGAATTTGATATTATTAACACAAAACAAAATGTGCATTTTACTAAGGTGGTTTCCTATTTACCAGTTTTGTTTATCTTTGCATCAGTTTAGCATAGGAGCAAAAGCTCCTTTTATAATAAAAGAGATTAACACTACCGCTAGCTCGTGAGAGTCGGCGGTTTTAAAAGCAAATTAAAACGACCTTAAATCTACTTTATATAGTTTACGATAACTAAAAAAGTACTATTGCTTACTAGATCACTAACTCGTGACGAGCTGGTGATCTTTATTTTAAAATATATAAATCAGCACCACCAAAGAAGTGATCATTCCCGGCAGCAACACCGTAGCTGCTACATCCAGCCAGTCAAACTTTCCTCCCCATAGTTTATCCTTGTAGTCAACAGCCATAGCAGCAATAATAGTTGCCACCAATGATATTATAGCCGATGAAGCAAAAGTATTACCCATAATCAAGCAGACAGCCATCATCGCAGCATACACCAGCAATCCACAAAGGATATGTTTTGGGCGGTTACTATCCTTCAGCCAGCCCAAATATTTATCTATTATTCTTTTCATTAATATTCTTTTAATCTGTTTCTTCCTATAACTGCAACTTCAAATGGAGAGTCTATATATCCCTGATCTTTATGGAAAGTCCGGACGGTAAACTGATGGGTGTACTTATCCGTATCCGCACCAATACTCCAGTTACCATGAACAGCTGTTACCATGACAAAATACTGTGTATGATTAAGATCATGATTAAAAGCGTAGAGCCCAGCTTGTCCGTGATATACAGGAGAGTCAATAGTACAGCCATCTCCCCAGGAACTCTCAATTGTGCCATCGGCACTAATCCTTCCTGCCCACAGGACACCGGGAGCATCCCACACTTCGCCGGATCGCTGATAAAAATGATGAGGACCTACCGAATCTATGGCAAACTTACTTCCGACATTGGCAAGCAAGCTTAGACAAACATTGCCAGCTCCATAACTCTCGATATTTATCCCTCGATAACCATTAGAGAGAGGATTCTGACGGTCAAGCCTGATCCCAATCAGAGGAACGTTATATCCTCCTCCTAATCGTAAAAATCTACCGGAACCACCTTCTCCCTCTGATCCGCTTCCGATTTCTATTCCGGAAGAAAGGTTATCGGAACTCAACTTATTCCCGTTTATCACAAGGTCTCCGATCTTCCCTCCCTGAATATCCACATCCAGTCCCATGAACTTACCCAGCAATAAGTTCAGGAGCATATTAGGCGTAAACGGACAATCACTCTGACCAAGTTTCGTCGGATCAAACAGTCCGTAGTTGGATGTATCATTGCCGTCAGCATCCTTTCCATATTGAGAGAACATATAATCACCGTAAAACACCGCGCTGGCGAGCTTGGCAAAGTTCGCCATCAGGATCTCTGTGAATATTGCCTTGTAATTCTCAAAAGGTATCCAATATGACGTAGTAGGATTATCCCGGTAATCCTCCATCGGATTTACACCGATGATGGTTGCTGTCTTTCTCATCACATAGTAGGTTGATCCTGCCTCGTAATAGACAATCGGTGTAATATCCTCAGTTGCCGTATACTCGATATCCGCGCTCCAGAATCCGGCCGGGAATGGCATCCTTCCTCTTTCGCCGGCCGGTCCGGGAAGACCATCCTCTCCCTTGGCGTAGTTGGCATGCAGCTTCGGTTCAGAGTAAGCTCCCCATTTGCCATTTTCTTTTTTTCGGAAGGACATGTACTCTCTCGGATACTCTTCGGTCACCCCCAAAGGATCATTGGTAAAAGGCACAAGATACCTGAAGTAATCCTCATTAGTGATCAGGATTCCCGAGTTGGCTGGTCTTGCCTGAATACATCTATAATAGTCTTCTCCGTTCTTATAAATGGCATCCACCACCTGCGCAGCGGAAGAGAGGAAATCACCCAGGTAATTCTCATCGGACGCGAAAGGAAGAGGAATGAAGCCTTTTACAAACGGATCAGATTCCGGAGCAAAGGCACTTTCTTCCCGGCGGAAGATATACTCCATATCAGGCGTATCCGCCAGATACTTAGAAGGATGGGACCAGGTTCCGTATACCCATTTCTCATAATCCTTGTCATAGGTAGCCTGTGCGGAAGATACCCATACCGTATCGCTGTGTACGACCTTGTATTTGACCATATCTTCTCCCTTGTTTACAGAGGCATCCTTTACATACAGAATCTCTATGTAGTGATCTCCCGGCTGTGGTACAGCCTGAGAGATCAGCTGATCATTCTCACCCGACATCCTATCGAAATAGTTTGAGGTATTTAAGGTAGTATCGGGTGTCCCAATATACGCGTAATCATACGTCTCGCTTGAGACGACCACGCGAAGCGTGATCATCTGATTAGCATTGGTCGTAGAGAAGAGTATTCGGTCCCTGTATGTACCGCTATGCGCGGTGAGCTTGGGAGAGCGTCTGTATCCGCCATTGGGATAATACTCTCCCTCATACCCACGAATAGTCAGCACGCCGAATTCCGGATATTCAGACCATCCGGCCGGGATGGAGCTTCCTGTCGGAGCATCCGGACGTGTATCCGCCTGGGTAAATATCTGTTTTAAGAAAGTACCGTCTTTTCCCGGTGTGCCAGGATCACCCGGATCACCAGGCTTACCCGGCTCGCCATTCTGTCCGTCATCAACAACAAGAACCGTCTTCTCGTCCATCTGCACACCACCGACATAGAGCCTGAAAGAGATCGCTGCCATATCGGATGTCACGATGACACGGGAGGAATAAATGAATTCAGACGATGTACCGCCCGTCTGGTAGGTCAGCACAAACTTGATGCTTCCTATTCCCGACACGGGAGTATCCTCTCCGGATTTAGCCCTGCTTTCACAGGAGACATATTCGGGCAGATGCGTCCCGTCCTCCTTCCTCTTAACCTGTGTCACGGAAGGAACGAGCCAGTAGGTGGTAGCGTCAGCTCCGGACTGCGGAGCGACGCTTACCTTAAATGAAGTAGAAGACAGTTTCTTTGCCATTATCTTATGCCGTTATCGTTGCACTAACATAGCCGGAGATACCACCACCGGCGTTCATCACATCCTGGAATGTTACGCTGATCGTTTTCTTTACGCCGGAAAGAGAGGATATAACCGACCCTGAGTTATCCGTAACAGTGAAGGTAGTCTGAGCGGTGGTATCTTCCGTACCGTCATCTTTCTCTACCTTAGCGGTATAGATCGCTGTTTCACCTTCCTTGATCTGTTCCCCTGTAATTCCGTCTACATACAGGTTCACCCGGTAGGGATCGGTATAGTCGGTAACATTAATGTATGCGCTACTGATAACCGTAGAACCGTCTTTTTGCAACAAGTCACACCGGTAGGTAGTCGTACCGTCGATATCGGATGCGTTTACCGTCAGAGACCATGCGCCTGTAGTTACCAGCGTAGCAGTTTCTCCGCTTACCTTGTACCACTTCGCCGTATATGCGGAAAGATCGGATGGGGTAATACCATCTACGAGCACATGGGCATTGAGTGTGGCTGTCGGAGACTCTGTAGTGACATCCGTATCACCATCCAGGTAAAGAGTAGTAGAACTACCTACCGTTTCGACAATCTCAACCGTTTCAGAGATTCCGTCAAAGGCTAGAGTCTGACCGCCGACCTCGGTCGTTCCCTTAAGCAGGATTGTATCGTTATCGTAATTGGATACCGGCACGATGTTCTTTACGATTTCGAAGACGATCATGTTCGGATAGTCACGGCCCCCGATGTTTATCGTTTTTGTAGACTTTTTAAACACACCGGCCAGAGCTCCGGTGGTACTCAGTCCATCCTCTCCGAAGGCAATCTGCACACCATTGTAGAACAGATCTACGGTAGTCGGGATCAGAACCACTCCGTTATCATCCCGGTTAAGATGCGCATAGACAAGAGGTTTGTTGGCCGATGTCTCCCAGTCAGGAGTACAGATACTGGTTCCTTTCTTGTATTCCTGGCGTAGCGGGCCATTGATAATACCCATTCTGGCGCGAACGTTCACTCCATTCATCAGGGCGAACAGCTGAAAACTTCCGTTTATTTTTCTTGGCATAATTATTCCTCCTTACTTCTTTACCGTTTTACTTTTCTTCTTTTCTTCGAGCAACAATGCGTTCAACGCTTCCTGTGTGATGATCTCGACATCCTTCAGTCCGGTTCCGATCACCTTCAGAGCATTGATACTAAGCACCGCACGTCCGTCACTCAGTTCCTGCGCATCCGTATAAATACCTTTCTCTATCAGCTGCGCTTTGCTTACCAACAAGTAATTCATAATTGATTTATTTAAAAGTTAATACTATTCTTCGATCTCCAGAGTACCCTTGATACACCATCCGTTGCGATTCTCGACCTCACAATCCTCAAACGGAAGCGTCTTTTTAAAGGTCTCTTCGTAAGACATTCCGCTGATGGCCGATGTCTTGTTGATATACTGCGTCATATTCTTCAGAAACTCGCAGATAGCCACATGGAATCCCTTTACAAGTCGGGTCTTTACGACCGGCTTCCCGTCATCACCCATATCCTCGTAGCGGACCTGCATACGCATCCATGCTTTCCCCTTCTTCTTGTCCGGTTCACGCACTTCAAAATCCAGGATATCAAATACCTTTCCTGTTAATTCCGCAATGTCAATCAAAGGCGAGTCCATTCTGCGTCTTACCTTTGTTTCATTTGTTATCAGAAATGATAATTTCATATTCAGTTTCCTTTTTAAATTTTTAGCGTCAGCCCCTTTAAGTATTCCCAAATAGGAAGACCTGGAACGAGGATTACGCCATGATTTTTTCATTCTCTCTTTTATACTCTTTCTAACTCTTGTATATCCGCAGCGAAATACATATCCCAGAATATCCGTTCCATTACGCATAGGCGTAGGATGCGCATCTTTCTTCAGCTCGTATCCAAGGTTATACCAGAGATAGTTCGCTATGCGCCATTTTGCCTCATGGAGCTTATCTTTATCTCCGAACAGGATGATATCATCCGCATACCTTACATAGTGTCTGATCTTCAGATCCTGCCGGATAAACCTGTCGAAGGCCATCATCATGATATGCTGGTTCATCGGAGACGAAGGAGTACCAATCGGCAGTCCTATATCACAGAAAGAAACTCTTTGCAGATAGCGCAGTATTCGCTTATCCTTCCAGATCGCTTCGTGACGGGCGAACAGGATCTCCGGGCGAGTCGATTCATAGCATTTGCGGATATCCAGCTGCAAATATCCCCACGGGCGATACCTTCCAATAATCCTTTTGATCTGCCTGACAGGATCGTACCGTTTTCTACTTGCGTTGATTCCCCGCCCTTTTATGCAGTTGTAACAGTCGTCAGATAATCTTGCAGCATACTCTTTTTTGATCAACAGCATAAGCGTATGCATAATCACCCTGCTTCGAAAGGAGCTGATAGCGACGATCCGTTTCTTTCCGTTAACAGATACAACCTCCTTATATCTGTATTCCACGTCAATACTTTCTCCTTTTAGGAGCTGTCTGTATACGCTGTATTCATTTTCTTTATCCTGTAAAAATTCAATTACCTCGTTTTTACACATATGCTTTCGTGAAGCATTGATCACTGCCTGATGTACCAGCTCAGGAGTCAGGCGGCTCATTACATTTCCTTTTCTTTTCATCTTCCTTATCCAAGTGGAAGCCGTTATTAACGGGCCTTCGGATATCTACTAGCCCATTCCCCTGTCTCCTCGTACACAGAGGTTGTCCTTGATTTTTCGTACTACCGACGAGGTTTCCGCGTAAATTATCATTTGTAAGCCGCCAGCGTAGTTCGCATTCGTATTCGACAGCTGGTTGTTCGCATTCACGTAACGAGCGGAAGCATTCGACGAATTGCCGTTACCACGCTACGCGGAAAACCTTATATCTTTAGATGGGGAGGACAAGCCTCCCCCGCACGTTCGTTTCACTCACTCTCGGCTGCGCTTTCGTCACTGCCGTTCTGCGTCGTTGCACTCACCGTCTCTTCGGGTAAGCGCACTTGAAAGCCGCCAGCGTAGTACGCATTCGTAGCCGACAGCTGGAAGTGCGCATACACGTAACGAGCGGAAGCAGCCGACGAAGAGCCGTGACCACGCACCCTGTGTCCAAGACGGACAACCTTACCTACCGCCTGGCTTGTATAGTTATTACGGTCTATGTAGGCGGTATTATCTGCTAGCGATCCTTTCTTTAAAGTTCCCAGCCTAGTTCCACGTATCAGATCCGTAAAGTACCCACTACCTGAAGGAAGGGTTCCGATATAAGTGTAATCAGGACTCTCCTGGAAGTCAAATAACTGCCCGGCATCTTTGACATAGTCCTTGTTTAATGTCAGCTTATCTTGTTCACGGCAGAGATAGCACTTGATCGGATTGGTAGAGCCTCCGGAAGTTTCGTCTTCGATCTCCATGACCTTTTCTATGCCTGCTCCTGCATACTGGAAAACGTCGGCGGAGATGAGGTCCATGCCGTAGACTGCGGAGGTTTGAATAGTAACTCCTATATTATAAACTGTTATGGGATTACCAGATACATCCCATGCTGAAAGATTATTTATATAAATTCTGGTTGTAAGTATTGCATTCATTTCCCCCTCAAGCAGTGTCTTCGCTCCCGGAATGTTGTGATATCTGTAAGATTTGCCGTCAAACATAAAATCTACATCCGGCTCTATACCATTCTCTGCCGCATATGAAAGAGCCATCTGAATTTTCAGGCACTCCATACGGGGATAATATTTAGAAAGAATTTCAGACCAATTCTTCTTTGCTCCATTTGCATCTACGCAGAATGGAGGTTGTTCGGATAATCTTTGAAAAACATTATCATCACCCTTATTTAATTGATAAAATACTCTGGTAATTTTTGAATTAGCACCACTCCCAACAGGAACATTACTCGAAATCCCCGCTCCAAATTTGTTCGGATCATGCAGATAAACCGTTCCGAACTTGTTCATCAGCGCATTAGTGATGTTCAGCAGATGCCAGTCCATAAGCGGAGCGAATGGAACAGTTTTGGCTTTATCCGCATTATGGGCTACAGCATAGTCATTGGTCGTAAACTGGCTAAGACCAGTTTTCGGATAGGTTCTGTCAGGTCTGTTGAATGAAGTGATACCCAGATAACCGCTACTGCCACCTTCTCCGGCCCGGTACGTAAAGTACATGGAACGGAACTTGCCATCAACCACGGCGGGAAGACCCGGGCAGATCAGGGTCGGAGGAATGGGAACAGACTGCACCCCATTATACTCGAACGGTTCCTCACCGAACAGGGCGACTACTTCATCTCCTACTTTAGCATTTTCTATGGTATGGATCGTCTGCGTCCAGCCATACATGATATTATATCCCTTGTCTTCTTCAGCCGAGTTGACTGTGGTCGGCGCAAGCGTACCATCCTCGAATCGCATCCAGTTGTTGTTCTTGAGCTTTCCGATGATTTCCACATTTACTCCATCTTCGCATTTTACCAGATAAGCACCCAGCTTGTCCGCAATCTGATTCACTCCGAACTGGAAAGCAGGCGTAGCACCAATGCCATTGTATACGCTTCCTTCAACATTCCATGAGCCGATCTTGGGCATGACGGACGGTTCCAGTACTACCGGATTCGTATAGGTGATACCCAACGCCTTGACGGTCGTTTCGATATACTCGCCATACCCGATGATGGAAGACGTACCATCGGCATTGGTCGCTTTCCATGTGATATTGTAGTACTTCTCCGGATTCTCGATCACACGCCCGCCGGCAGTAATCTCGCAACGGGACTTGATCAGTTTTTCTGTTCCGATGTCGTTAATCGTTATGTAAGCTCCGGCAATCGGTACCTGTTTGGCGTTCTGGAAAACAGGAAGATCCACACGAATATTATACTGTACCATCAGGGCAGCATTGGTAGGTGATGCCGGTGCCGGATCTGCCTCTCCCTTATAGGCTGCACGGCATTCCAGCTTGATATTCTTAAAACGGGAAGCATCCACGACAAGTATGCGAGGAAAGGTTCCGTCGGAATTGGGCGTAGTAACCAGCCATGTATCTGAAGTAGTAACCAGGCGGGTATATTGCCCATCCTTGACATACCACCAGTATACGGCGTTATCCTCGGAGAGTTGTATCTCACCGCTTTTGAGGATAGCCTTTACCTGTACCTGCCAGTTGGCGGAATCGGTGTCGTCTATCTTCGTAGGATCTACAATAACTTCCGTCGGGGAGTCGGCCATCAATGAGAGCAGTGAGGCTTCGTAGTAGATTGTACTGAGCAGTTGCTGCTCGATACGCGATTCCTGCCGGTTGGTCTTAGGATTGGTGTAGAAGGCCTCGCCGATCAGCAGGAAGGGCTCGTCTACCGGTGTGTTACGCTTTACTTTCAGCACCGGGATACCATCCTCAGAAGTGGATATCTCGTAATCGGAATTTTCTTCCGCTATCTTGTTGGCAGGCTTGTATTCGCCCAGATACCAGTCGATACGGTCGAGCGTAGCGGGCCCCTCGGTGATCACTCCGTCAGGGTCCTGAAGATTCACCGCTACCGTTACAACGAGCGGAAGGATCGCAGAGTATGAAGGATAAAAAGCATTGTCGTCACGGCTGTACTTCTGCTGGAAGGAGCCGTCACCTACAATCTTCATGCCGGAACTAGCGTTCAACGGCTTGACCTGGATGTTGATTACTCTTTTCTGTTGCATATGATTATAAATTAAATTGTAATTCTTCTGATTCCCGCAGATAATTCTCCTCACCCAGCGGGATAATGGCTTCTACCCGGAAAGTCACCGAACGGGCGTTCAGCCACTCAGATCCCATATCCGAGGAGATAAGATGAACCTTGTTCTTTTGTCCGTCCACGAAGACAGGCGACCAGGAATTATCCTCAGCCGGTATTCCCGAATCCCTGCTCCAGGTAATCTGCGTACCGGCAGTGTTCATCACATCCTCGGTTATGTCGACTGTTCCGTGGTAAAACTTAGCCTCTATCACCGTATCTATCAGCCCGTAGAAGAAGCTGAAGCCATTGCTGCTTTCAAAGTCAATGGAGAACTCACCGTTGCCTTCCAGGAACGCCCAGTCGGTGGAGTTCCATTTCGGTTCAAGCAGGGTGCCCGTCTTCAGACATTGCCACTTGCTGCCACGATGGTAGACGGTACTGATCTCATTACGCCCGGTAACTTCGTTCCTTGCCTCGAAGTAGTATTTCTCACCCTCCTGCCAGATGCCTCTGTCCACCAGTTCGTAGACCGGTTTTCCCTCCACATCAACGCGGATGTCATCCTGACGGATAAGACCTCGACAATAGATATAGCTCTGCCGGTAATTGATAGGCAGGTTATCGAAGATCGAAAGGTTCTTCATCTTGCCTATCAGGATAGAGTAATTGTTCTCTTCCAAGATCGGCTTGGTCACGCCATCGAGCATACAGATACATTTCTCGTAAGAGGAGATGTACCAGTATCCCTGACGGTCCTCATCGGATGTATTACCCCTACGGGTGATAGCCATCAGCTCCTCGGGCGGATAATTCTTGCCGCCCGGAACCTCGGAATCCGGATACATCACCACATCGATATAGTTATCCGTCGTATTGGTCTCTATAACACGCATCCAGGAGGTACGGTAACTGCCGCCTCCGGCCAGGAGATCATTGACAGAACCATAGATGATGTCGTTTACAGCGAATGCATTGAAGTCCGTATCGTGACGCTTGCGAAGAAGCAGACGATAGGTGCCTTCGGAGAGTTCTTCGATGCTTTCAATCAAGCCCGACTCGGAATATGAATAGTCGCCTTCCTGGGCGGAAAGACGGTTGAAGATCAACTCAAGGACCGTCAGCGAATTACGCAGTTCAAGGCTGCTGGCCTGGATGCGACCGTTCTTGTCCATGATGATACCACTGCCGGCAATAAGAGAATCGATGGCCTTGCCCACTTCCAGCCCACCTAGAAAGCGAACGAGGAAGTTGGTGGAATCGGCTTGGTCCTTACGCAGGAGTGTTGACAGGGATTTCAGCGCGGAAAATACGTTATAGTCCGAAGGCTGCTTGCCGTCTCCTACTTTGATGATATCAAACAAGGAGGTCTTTTCCGTCTGGCTTGCCAGCACATACTGCAGGTTATCCAGCGAAGATTCTATGGATGACTTCCATGAACTGCTGACCGCAGCCGAGCAGCTAACCGATGCCTCGGAGAGATTCGTGAGCTTCCTCTCCACACGCGTGATGCGGGTATCCAGGTATCCTTCCGCAAAGTACTGCTCATCCTCCAGTTTTACTCTTTGTCCGAGCAGAAGAGGTATCTCATTTTTGTCTACATAGATATAATCCGTATCAGAGGAGTAGATCGAGATGTCACGGCTGTACTCTTTCAAGTAGTTTTCAACAGCCTGCTCAAACTGCTGCTCGGCTATCGGATAATACTCATCCGGCATGCGGATATTGGTCAGTATATAGGTATCACCCGCCTTCGGAATGAGATTCCCTCCCGGTATCTGGGTATCTTCATCCGGATAGGTATTGATGATCTCAAACTCTTTTGTATCGTTGTGCCAGTTGCATTCGAACTCCCTGCCCTCAAGATCACCGCTTTCAAAAGTGATGAGTATCACCTCTCCACCGATCATATAATCGTCCGGATTGAAGGGCAGCGCGTTATCCTTGACATAGTATACGGTATATTCTCCTGTCTCCTCGTTTGTCTTTTCTTCAGAACGGACAGAGGATACGGTACCCAGCCGGTGTGGAAAGATATCACTGAAGGCACTTTCTTCTCTGTGTTCTTTCAGCCCCAACTGAGTATTAAGATCTATGTACGTAGCACGGGAAGGCAGCTGAAGATGTGCAAATCCGTACTTCGACGGATCAATATTTTTTGTGCTTCCAACCGGTATCAGACGGGTGAACCATTTGATGGATTCCGAGTTCTCGCTTTGTGTAAGACCAGTCTTGAGACCCTTCATGTAGCCAAGCGTGACACGTTCACCCCGCTCGCATTTGCTCAGGTTCAGATACTCTCCGTCCAGCCACCATTCCGTTTCAAATGCCTGGGCGATTTCAGCGGCGGCATCCCAGCAATACAGACCGTTAAAGTTGATCGTCTGCCGGTTGGCGGTAATGGCTTCACCGACTCTCCACGTCACACCGTCGGTATTCCGGTTCATGTTGTCCACCAGCTTCTGGAGGTACTCCATCGGTGTACCGTCGTAGGCAAATACGGATTCCAAGTCGTCACTCCCCTGGTTGAGCCGACAGAAGAGCAGGTCCTGCATGTCATGTTCCCGACCATAGAAGCTGATGTTATAGGTATATTTCTGTGTGTTGGTCTTTTTCGGGCGGTACTCCTTTTTAACAGAGAACCGTTTGCCGCCTACTTCGATGTAATCACCCACTGACAGGACAAAGAACTCCCAGGTGGTAAAGTTGACACTCACCACGAATTCGGAAGCCACCTCTTCTGACCATCGGGATGAAGAATCCGGGCTTACCTTCTTTTTAAAGCTTCCTTCTCTATCGTAGATGACAAGTTCCATTTACAGGTAATTTAAATCGTTTTTAATCTTCATTCGAAAAAGGTTTCGGTTCGCGCAGCGTTACCGTAAATCCGGCGATCTGCTGACCGGTACTAGCCAGACTGGTAAAGTGGCTGTATTTAGAGTATTCCTTCATATAAGCCTTCATGACCCTGCCAATCTCAGGCACATTTATTTTTAGCCATCCGGATTTAAGCAGGGCGATCACGGCATTGTAGTACTCAAACCATCCAGCCCTCGTCTCCGCTGCGATAGCTATTTTCAGGGTAATGTCCCGTGCCTCATAGCGGGTAAGCAACAGATCGGGCAATTCCTCCCCATCAAGTTCCCGATAGCTGACGGAGGTATACTCCTTCATCTTGGGTGGTTTCAGCAGAGAGTCATAATTGGTATGGTCGCCCGCGTTTTCCTCCCAAAGAAAACAGCCATATGTGGCCATATCGATATTGTTGATATAAAAGAGTCCTTCTTCTACTTTCATAATCCTATCCTTTCATTTTTACACCACGACGCAAGTCTGTAATGCCCTCGTCTATCGTTTCAAGATGCTTCAGATATTCTGAGTTTTCCGCTATCCGGCTGATCGCTGTTGCCATCATCTCAAGAGTAGAGGAGATCAGGTTGTCGATGTTGATCACATGATCCAGCATGGCATTACCGATTCCTTCCAGCCTGCCGGCAGTCTCCTCCGTCATGGAGGTGATGGTTCCGGCCCTGCCTTCCTGTGTGGAGGAAGAAGATGAAGTCCAGCCGAAAATATCTTTCAGAGCATCACGCTCGCCAAGCGCATCCTCGACAATCTTGTTCCATTCTTCCTGTAGGTCTTTGTACTCGTCGGTATTTATCCCACCTTCCTTGTTATAGTTTGCGAACTTGTCGTACCAATCTTGCAGACGCTTATCGTAGGCATCCGTCAGATTGGTCATAAGGATTGCTTTCTGCAGGTATGCGCTAAAATCGTCCGCAAAATCCTGAGAGTCACTCTCCATGTCCAGGAGTGTGTCATAAAAAGCATCACGCATGCTGTCAAAGGATACCTGCGTCAGCTGCTCCTGAATCTGCTGGTTGATTTCCTCGATACGTTCCCCGCCTTCGATGATCTTGTTCAGATATTCCGCGACAGACTCATCCGCAGTAAGTTTTGCCCAGAAGTCGGGAGCCATTTCTTTCAGCCGTTCGAGCTGGTCGGCGGTCAGGCTGAAGATTTCATTCATCCGGTAACCGATATCATTCGGGTCCATACCGATGGATCGGGCAAATTCATCCCACTGATCCCATTCATACTGGCTCATACTGTTGCGGATACGTACACCGATAGAGTGAGAGCCGGTAGAAGCTCCCGAGTTTAGCCGTTCCTTACCCAGCCGCTTGTAGGATTCAAGGCTTTTCTGGGCAAGATCAAGGGTTTCCTGACCAACCCTTGCCGCTTCCGAGCCGTAGGACATCTCAATATATTCCGACTTCTTGTCGATGAGTTCATCCCAAATTTCGTTCAGACGATTGTACTTGTCGACCATCTCGTCGTAATCGGAATAATCAGCACCGCCAATATTAAACTTACCCAATGTCAGTACATTGGCAAAGCCGCCCCACATTTTCCCGGCTGCACGGCCCAGTGACTTTACAATATCACCGGCAAAATTGACCAGACCTTTCTCTCCAATCTGATCAAAGATGGCTAAAACAGCGGCTATGATTCCTCCTATTTTGCTACCGGATTCTGACAATGCATCAACCAGAGACCCGACCGCACTACCAAAGGAGGTTAGGCTGAGATCGGCATCTCCAAGCTGGTTCATCGCATCAGCGACGGCTGTCAGATTTTTAACAGCCTTATTCTTTGAGGTTTCCAGGTTACCCTCCGTATTGCGGACTTTGGCTTCAGCATTATTCTTGTTCTTTCGGGCAGTCTCAGCTTCCGCACTGTCTTTTCCGTATTTCCTTACCGCTTCGTCATATGCCTTCTGCGCTTCGGTCAATTCACCAACCGCTTCAGAATGGTCACGAATGGATTCGGTCAGGTTACCGAACAGTCCACCTTTGTTGATGACCTCCTCGTCGATCTTGCCAATAGCTTCCTCGATAACCTTGATCTGTTCGGGAGTAGCGTTCTTCTTGAACTCCGGGCTGTTACGAAAGGCGACGATCTGCTTCTTTACCTTCTGCAGTTCCTGCTTAGTCACCCGCTCCAGGTTACCGAAGACAACATCCCAGTTGATGACATTCTTGAGCTCTGTAAAATCAAGGGCAGACAATGCTTCGTCACGCTGTTTGGCCAGCAGCTTCTTATCATCCTCATTCAATCCTTCCTGGGAGGACTTCAAGGTATATTCCTTCATGATCGCGGCACGCTTCTGCTGGTAGGTGCCGTATTCTTTGTTGTATTCAATCCAGGACTTGAGATCCTTCTCCTGAAACTCCTTGTCAATCGCGTAAAGATCCTTTGCGTATTGCTGGTAGGCGACAAGCCGTTGTTGCTGGGCATTCGTTTTTACCGCCTTTTTCTCTTCAGGAGTAGACTTGACACCCCGTTTCTTCTCGGCTTCCTCCATCTTCTTGAGCGTGTCACGTTCCTGCTTGTTGATCCCGGCAAGGGTTTCTTCCAGTTCCTGTTTGGCCAGTTTTTGTCGTTTTTCAATTCCCTCCTTCATCACGGCGATGCGGGCGGCTTCCAGCTTCTGCTGTGCCTTTATACGGGCATCGGCAAGTTCGTCCTGGTAGTCGCGGGCGGATTTGCCGGTATCCTTTTTTTCATAGTCATCGATACCGGCAGCTTTAAGCTTTTTCGCAGCTTCGATAAGTTTCTTGTTATATATAGACGTATAAGTTTCAGCATCCTCTTCCGCCGTTTTCTTGATCACCTCCTGATTCTTGATGCCTGCTTCCCATACGGTTTCCGCTCTGGACTGGTCCTTTTTCTGAGATAATGATCCGGGTACCCATTGGGGATCAAATAACAGGAAAGAGATCGCTTTGTCCTTCAAGTTTGGACCTTTCTCTTTCCTCTTGTCTATTTCAATCTGTGCCTTTAAAGCTTTCTCGGCTTCCTCGGACGCCAGTTTGAACGCGGCAGCAGCTTCCGCTCTCAAGGTCATGGCTTCAATAAAGGCTGCCGTGTTATCCACCAACAGGTTCTCAGCATCGTTTACATTATTAACGGCAACATCCAGCTTCTTGAACTCATCAGCATTATCCTTGATAAACTCTTTCTTTTCCTTAAGGTTGTCTCCCAGCTCATTCCATCTGTCTTGCAAAGAGCGGATGGTTATAATTTTTTTTGAAAGATCGGCGGCATCCATGCTTTCATTCACCTTCACCTGTGCATCGGCAAGATCTGTCAGCGTGTTTTTCCCTTTCACTATCTGAGAAAAGAAATTCCCGATCTCCTTTCCGTATACGACAGAAAGAGTGATTGCCGTAGCCATTGCCGTCTGCCAGGAGAACAGGGAGGAAAGCGTCTGTTTCCATACAGGAGTGGCTTTCTTTCCTGCGGCAGTCAGGGCTTCGTATTCCTTTCGTGCCGATGTCAATGCATCGGTAAACATGGGGATGTTGTTGGAGATAGCCAGGAAGAACATCTGCGGCCCCATAGCGAGGGCAGGCAGCTCACGGGCAATCTGCTGCATGCTCATCTTCACATTGTTGAGCTTGGGAGCAGGATTGTCCTGCATTATAGGAGTCCCGTTCGACCTGTTCTTGGATGCAGTATACTTATCCAGCTCAGCCGTCAGGGAGCGGATGCCGACTTCCAGTGTTTTGATCCTCGTCTGATCTTGTTCATCGATAAAACCGGTAGCGGTAGCCTCCAGTGACTTCTGCCGGAGAACGTCCAGATCCCGCTGCATGGCAGCGATGATAGCCTTCACCTTCTGCTCAGCGGTAGATAGCGCCTGAACCTCCGCAGTGATATACGGAGAGATATCAAGTTTGAGAAGTCCGCCCTTACCTATCTTCTGCAGGTCTTTGAGCTCCGTTTTCAGCTGCTCGATAACACCGGCAAGAGCCTGGATCTCCGCCATCTGCGCATCGGTATTCACACCTGTGGACATAGCTTGCTTGAACCGCTTCTGCAGATCCTTCAGCTGAGACTCCAGATTAGCAATGACCGCTTCCGTATATTTACCCATACTCCCCAGGTTACCCTCCACCGAGCGCATCCCTTTGAGCGTCTTGTCATCAAGCAGTATTTCCAGTCTGACGGGTTCCATTTATCCTCCTAATCTTGTTTGAAAATATTCTGTAGTAAAATTCTCCGGACGACGGTTCTTTTCCCTTTCGATAAGCTCCTCCTTTGAGATATACCGGCTGACATCCATGTTCATCACCAGCAGCTCCGCGTAGCTGATCTTCCAGAGAATATAGTGCTTTGAACATCCGAACCGCTCCATCGACTGAGCGATGATACCGAGAATGCTATGTGGACCTTCATTACGGCCCTTTAACTCATCCTCTCTTTGTGGCTTCCGATTGGTTCGAGCAGCTTTGCCGCCCTGGCTGCCAATAGAATAGTATTGCAAAAAGCCTGTACATCTATGCCCGAGAGCAGCTGTATCAACGCTGCCGTAAGCATGGCAGGATGTACACGCCATCTAAGATACCAGGCAACGGGCTTTACAAACAGCCATCCAGTAATCCATCCTGTGCAGATGGACAGGGCAACAATCTCGCTGACAGCCTTTCCCTTCTCTGCAATAAACCTCAGACGGGCGTCATACTCCATTTCCTTGATCTCTTCCGGTGTAACGCCCAGTTTCAGGTAGCAAAGGGCAATCCTAATGATCGCTCCTGCCGGTGGACGGTGCATGACAAGGGATGACTTTCCCTTCCGTTTGCCAAAGATTCTTCGGGGTATCACCGGTATGCGGATGCCAACGTCAAGCAGCATTTCAGCTGCCTGGCGCTGTGTAGCTTTGTTATCCATTACGATCCCTGATCAGGCAGTTCACTTGACGGCGGTACTTCACCGGGTGCAAAGATCTTGTAGGCAGGCTTGCCTTCACCCGCCTCCTGCATCTCCAGCTCGCACGAGATACCCAGTACATTGCTAAAGTTGATGCCGTTGGCAAAGTTGCAGGTAAGCAGCCCGTTATAGATGCGGATGGTATGTCCGGTGGTACATCCGATGTCAAACACACCCTGAACATCCTTGTCCTCGGTCGGAGGGGTATAGTTGCCCTGTCCATCAGCCGTTCCGCCCATGACCTGCACCATGTTTTCGGCCAGCAGCTCAATCAGGGTAAACGTCCACATCTTGGTTCCGGGAGTACCCTTAATCACGGCAAACGGCGCATTGCGTTTCTGTGCCGCCCAGATACGGTTCTTGGTTGGGGAATCTCCGCCCGGCTGCATGCCGTCCTCGGAAATCAGACCAAGTGCCGATCCGTTATATTTAAGCGAGCTTACTCCATAGATAGCTCCAGTATTCTCCATATCAATCTGATTTTAAATTGTTCTTTAATTTGCTTTTAAGCCACCTGGTTCCTATTAAAAGGAGCAGGCATGCAAGGCATACTCCTATGACCTTTATCTTTGCCCGCTCCCAAAAGGAGGGTTCAGGTGTTATTTCTTCCTTCAGCGTGTCAGTGACTTCCTGATTTTCCGTAAGACTCCTCTCTATGGTGACCTTCTCTTTCCCTTCAGCCTGTGCCGTGACCATCAGGCCACCTTCTCCGTCTGACTCGATCCTGAGATCCAGACCGTTTTCCTTTTTTTGCACACCTATACCTTCAGGGAGGCTTGCGATCATCTTCATGCGCTCGGGTTCCAGTGTCAGGCTCGCCATCCTCATCGGGTCCCGCACGGAGGTGATTACCTCGGTTTCGCTCCGCTGAAGAGACCCCGAGCGGATGGCTGTCCGGCTCTCCCTGCTTGCTGCGCAGGAAGATAACAGCAGGACAATACTCAACATACCTGCACTGATGGCACTTACGTAGCGCCTGTTCAAGAACGATGATCTTTCCATTGACTTTTCTTATTTGATCACTTAATTCCAGAGTTGTCGAGGACAGGTCGTCATACAGCTGGTGATACACGCCTTCATCTTCCTTGACCGCACGGACCTTCGTCAGCCTGCGGTCACGCCACCATCCGATGGCCATGACGACTATCCCTGTAGGAGCAAACCAGTCCTGCAAAAGGGTAAGTACGGTACTCCAGTCCATGACGAATCAATGAGAGGTGATTACACGGCTTCTTCTTCCTCGGATTCCGATGATTGCCCACCTTCTTCCCTTGCCTCGGCTGCTTTAGCGGCAGCTGCTTCACGTCTTACTTGAGCCCAGCGTTTTTCTGCGGGTGCTGTCTGTTCTTTGCTCTGTGCTGTAGTTCCATCCCACGAGTAGATGGCTCCAATCGCTTCCTGTTTCTTCGGCAGCACGATATAGTAATGGCGGAAGTTTACCAGGCTCTCCTGAGCGGTCGGATTGGTCGCAGCTTCGCTGTAGTACATCTTCGTAGAACCTTGCGCACGGAACATGCGGGGTACATAGAACACAAAGGATGCCTTCATGTCGGTTTCGGCCGGTGCCTGAGTATACGGTACCTTGACTCCCTCTTTGGTAAAATACGGGCAGTTGATGAACGTATAGATCTGGAAGCCGAACATATTAAGCAGCTTGCCGCTGGTATAGTTGTAATACTTGTCCTTGAACGACTGGTCCTGTTCAAGCAGGTCGTTCACATGATCCGGGCAGAGCACCAGGCGACGTCCGTCTTCAGGTACCTCCGCATTGTCGAGCGCACGCTTAAGGGCAATAATGTCCTTGAGGGTCATTTTCTTTCTTCCGGCAGCATCCGCCTCTCCACTGGTAGGGATCACCGGAGTCTTGGCAGTATGGCTATATGGAGCCAGCGCATGCGCAGCTTTCTTATAACGGATACGGTCGATGGCGGTTCCATGACGCTGGATATCCAGTGAGAGCTTGTCGTAAGAGATCGCATAGAGCTGGTCATCCGTTACACGAGTAGCCTTGGTCTGGAACTTGTCCAGCCCGATAGGGATGTCACCTTCTACCAGATCCTGAACCGGTATCGGATAAGTCGTATTATTTACCAGTACATCAGGATCGCCACCCACATCTACCAGGTGGATAATCTCATTGTTGACTTTTGCCGAATAATCAGGGATACCGTCCAGAAAGGAAGCGGTCAGTCCCGCATCCATCTGTCGCACCAGTTCACCGGTCCATACTTCAGTATATACACCTTCCAGTGCGGCAGCTACCGGTGTAAAGTTTGTAAGGGCCATCGGAATAACGACTCCCGATATGGCGCCATAGGCCGGATTGATTCCAACGATGGAAGCCAGAATAATTCCCATCACAACGTTAAACATCGTTCCGGTCAGAAATTTCAAGACATTTTTCTTTTTCATTTTTTTTAATATTGTTATTGGTTAAACAAGCTGCGGACAGTCCACTCCAAACTGTTTCTTATACAGGCGCTTGTACTGTTCTGGGTCGCCAGAACGCATCAGTTTGAGTTCTGCTTCCGGTACATCCTCCCATTTCTCGTAGACGCCTGCGGAAGCGGCGGAAGACGTCTTTCCTCCCGCAAGGATGGCTGTGGGACGCACGGCCGCGTTCATCGCATCAAAGGGGAGTTTGAGAGATTCGGCTCCTACCGTCTTGCCCAGCGTGATGAAATGTTCTTTCTTGTCGGCACCGATCTTGCCTTCGGCAATGGCGGTATCCACCAGCGTAGTGACACCCGCGAGCTTCAACTTGTCCAGCTCTTTCTGCAGGTTATCCTTCTCGGAGATGAGCCGGGCATTAGCGTTCTGATATTCCAGAACCACATTGATCTTTTTCTGCACGTCTGTCAGCGTTGCGGCATCCGTGAGGCCCAGCATCAGGGCGACTGCTTTCAATTCTTCATTCATTTGAGGTAATGTTTTTGGATGATTATTGTTTTTCAGCAGCGGAAGACTGTGCGCACCCTCCTGCCTGCTGAGTTTGAGTTCCTTTCCTTCATAGACCAGGCGAAGATTGTCGTCATTGCCGCCGATGTCCACCATACTGTATTCCACCAGACGGGACTTGGTAACGGTCGGACAGGTCTGCCCGGGTTTGAGCAGCGCCGGATCTTCGGACATTTCCAGTATTTCAAAATGGGGTGATCCCATCCGCAGTGTGCCTTTTTCCCACTGCTGCTTGGCCAGCTTCGACTCTTCACGAACCTCATCGAAATAAGGCTCACCGGTAATCTCACCGTTCTCCCTGCGTATGTCCTTTATCATTCCGATGATGACACCTCTCTGGTGCATCCACAAAAGAATAGGATTGCGCTCGTACTGTGACAGGTCGACACCATCTGTCTTTACCCACGTACCATACTGGTTCAATGTCTCATTCGATATTCGGATTCTCTCGCCCATTGCATCTGTTTTTTGTCACAAACTTATACCGGAGAGAAAGCTCTTCAAAAAAACTATGCAACCTTTTCCTGCAACTGTGCAGCCCGTACGTCATTGTATGCAATCGCTACGTCATTTTTTTCTATCCGCCCCGGAGATGCGCATCTTTGTCTCAAATTTTAAACGACCGGTATGGCAAGAACGGAACATAAATCCAAAGAAACGGCGAAGGCGCTCTACCTGAAGGGCGTCCCTGTAGAACGCATCCTCGAACTTACCGCAGTAGCGCGGCAGACACTCTCTCGATGGATCAACCAGGAGGGATGGAAAGAGCTCAAGGCATGCTATGGCATGACACGCGAGGAGATCACGCAGAAGATCCTCTCCATTGTCAATGACGCCATTGAAAATCCGGACGAGTACCTGAAAAGAAAGAAGATAGCCGACGATCTGGTAAAGCTGGCCGCCGCTATCGAAAAAATGGACAAGAGCACCAATATCATACACTACGTGGAAGCCTTCATACGGTTTGAAGACTGGCTGATGGAACACAGAAAAGAATACCCGGAACTGCCCGATGAAGTAGTGATGATACTCCATAGGCTGCATGATGACTTTATCTCACCATTTTTTATAAAGAAGTAATATGACCGAACAGGAAAGAAAAGACGCTTATAAGCGCTGGCTACAGCAGAGCGAGAGACTCAAACGGCTGACATCGGACAAGCGCATCGAGACCCCGGAAGAGAAGAAACGCAACATTGCCCGTGCCCTGAAAGACTACAACTATTTCTGTCAGCGTTATCTGAAGCATTATTGCGAATGTTCCAACGCCAAATTCCAGAATGACGCGGCCCGCTATCTTTATAACAATCCCAACTGCCGGGCTGTATTCAAATGGCCGAGAGGGCATGCCAAGAGCGTCCATCTGGACATCGGTGTACCGCTGTGGCTGAAATTCAACGGCATGCTGCATGTGATGGTGCTTGTGGGCAAGAGCGAAGACAATGCCGATGCCCTGCTGGGAGACTTGCAGATGGAACTGCAATCCAACCAGTATATCATCGAAGATTTCGGTGAGCAGTACAACGCTGGTTGCTGGCAGGAGGGTGAATTTGTTACCAAAGACCGTTGCGCCTTCTTCTCACGAGGAAGAGGACAGTCTCCGCGCGGACTCCGGTTCCGTGAGATGCGTCCGGATTATATCGTAGTGGATGACCTCGATGATGACGAGATGTGCCGCAGTGAGGCCCGTGTACGGGAAATGACCAAATGGATCAAGGAAGCCCTCTTCGGATGCTTCGGAGGAAAAGGAGGACGCTTTGTCATGGTCGGCAACCTGATCGGAAAGAACAGCGTGCTGCAGAGGATTATTGACAGTCGCACGGTACATACCAGTTCGGTGAACGCCTTCGACAAGAACGGCAATCCCGCATGGCCCGAAAGATACACTACGGAATATCTGAAAGGACTCGAAGAGTTTATGGGATACCGTTCCTTCCAGAAGGAGTACATGAACAATCCTATCACTGAAGGAGCCGTATTCCAGGAGAGATGGATCAAATACAGACGGATGCTCAAGCTGAAATACTATGAGAGCATCGTTGTCTATGTCGACCCTTCCTGGAAAAGCACCGGAAAGAACGACTACAAGGCATGCAAAATGTGGGGACGACCCCAGAGAGGACTCAAGACGGCATCCCCGAGGGAACTGCACTGCATACGTGCCTTCTGCCGGCAATGCAGCGTAGGTGAAATGGTGCGCTGGCTCTATGACCTGTACGAATCACTTCCGGAGGATTGTGCCGTATCCTTCTACATGGAGGCCAACTTCATGCAGGATACCATACTCGACGAGTTCCAACGGGAAGGAGACCTGAGAGGATACCAGCTGCCCATCATGCCGGACACCCGCAAGAAGCCCGACAAGTTCGCACGTATCGAAGCCATATCACCCCTGTGGGAAAGAGGATTCGTATGGTACAATATCAAGTACAAGGATGATGCCGATATGAAGACATCCATTGACCAGACACTCTCCTTCGAACAGGGAAGCCGGGCACATGACGATTCTCCGGACGCAGATGAGGGTGCGATCTACAAGCTGCAGAAACAGGTACGGCAGGATACGCTGCCACCTCGTCTTGGGGTCAGGGAGCCACCCCAGAAAAGATGGTAATCATTTAACTATATCACTATGTATATCACGGATCAGGATTATATCAATATCGGAGAAAATGCCCTGGATATTGTTCAGCAGAGCAAGCCGGAGAACCGGGAAGCGGCGGAGAAGTTTGCTATGGACTTTGCGGCCGGATATCTGAGGGCAAGGTATGACGTGAACGCCGCTTTCGCAAGAGAAGATAATGAGAGAAACATGGCGCTCGTCGGATGTCTGACGGATATAGCGCTCTACAGGATGGTGCTCAGTCTGCCCTCCCGGATGAGCTGGGAGAAGTACGAGAAGCAATACAGCCGGCAGGTGGAATGGCTCGAGGCGGTACAGTCCTCCGCAGTGATGCTTGACCTTCCGACCGTTACCGGACCGAACGGAGAGGAGGATTACCACAATCCCATCCGCACAGGCGAGGGAGTCAGAAACAATTATATCTGGTAAGACATGGGAAATAAAAAGAAAGGAAACATCCCGTTCGGGAACATAGACCTGGCACGTCCGGCGGATCGTCGCAGGGTAAAGGATATGACTGTCAAACTGCAGCTGCAGACGGAAAACCTCACACGTAATGACCTGAAGTCATGGCGGTGGGCATGGCAGCAGGCCATCAACGTAGAGCAGCCAAGACGCACGAAGCTCTATAATATCTACACGGATGTGGATGTGGACGGACATCTCACGGGGTGCGTCGAACAGCGGACGGGATTCGTAATGAACAAGGGATTCAAGATCACGGACAGGAATGGAAACGATATGGATAACGCCAAGGAACTTTTCGAAGCTCCCTGGTTCAAGGTATGGATGAGACTCAGCCTGGAGAGTATCTATCAGGGCAACTCACTCATCGAACTCGGGCCGGTGATCATGGTGGATGACAAGCCGGTATTCAGCCACATCAAACTGGTGCCGCGCACACATGTCATTCCGGAGTTCGGCGTAATCATCCGCAGCGAGAACGATACATGGCAGTCGGGATTCGATTACCGGACGGGAGCTGTGTCATGGAACGTAACGGAGGCCGGAGGCACACATGATCTGGGACTCTATCTCAAATGTGCGCTGCAGACCATCCCGAAGAAAAACATGGCCAGTTTTTGGGACATGTTCGGCGAGATCTTCGGCATACCGCTGCGCATCGGAACAACCACCAGCCGCGATCCAAAGGAGTTTGACAAGCTGGAGAAGCTGCTGCGTAACATGGGAGCGGCATCCTACGGACTCTTTCCAGAAGGGACCACGATAGATATCAAGGAATCCACACGCGGTGACGCCTATAATGTGTATGACAGACGGATCGAACGGTGTAACTCGGAACTGAGTAAGGCGATACTGACACAGACCATGACTGTTGACAACGGAGCCTCGCTCTCGCAGTCGAAGGTGCATGAGAACATGCTGGATAACCTGATCAACAAGGATGCCGATATGATACGGGATCTGGTAAACTGGCAGCTGATCCCACGTATGATTTATCACGGATTCCCGGTGAAGGGATGCAGATTCGAATGGGATGACAGCGTGACCTATACTCCAGAACAGCAGGTGGCATACGAAACGATGGTCATGAATCATTATGAGGTGGACCCGAAATACATTATTGAGAAGTACCAGATGCCCGTCAAGGCACGTAAGGAGACGACCCAGCAGTTGGTAAAGCCTTTTTTCGACTAGGCCCCGCTGATTATGCGGGGCTGCATGAGAGGGCAAGGCTTGTATATGAGAGCGCTTCCCTGTCCCTGGCTCAGAAAGAGGAGGGAGAGAATGATACGGTAGAAGTCGACACAGCTTCCGTCGAAGCGGCATTCGTCCTGCTGATGGCATGGTTACACCGGCAGGAGCAGTTCTCCCCAGAGATGCTGAAAGAGGAGGAGGTGAGGAACTTTATCCGTGAGACCGCCGCGCTGCTGGACAGAGCTGTGGACTATTCTATCCGGGAAGTTCCCCTGGATGAGGTGAGCATACAAAGACTCAAGGAGTCTAACTATGTATTCAGCGGGATCAAGACCTTTCATGAGCTCAATGAGGCGTTTCCTTCCCTGCTGGATGAAAAAGGGAATAAAAAGCCGTTTGAACGGTTTTTAAATGACGTCCAAAAGATCAACAATACGTATAACGGTTCCTACCTGAAGACGGAGTATAACTTCGCCGGCGCGGCAGCGCTGATGGCGGCGCAATGGAAAGATTTCGAGAAGGATTTCCAGGAGGATGGGGATCGTTACAATCTACAATACCGGACTGCGGGTGACGAGCGGGTACGTAAGAGTCATCAGCTGCTGGAAGGGATTACACTCCCGATTACCAGCAAGTTCTGGGACTGGTATTTCCCGCCCAACGGTTTCGGCTGCAGATGCGTGGTGCAGCAGGTAAGAAAAAGCAAATACCCGCAAAGTGATGAGCAACAGGCCATGAACCTGGGATCGCAGGCGACGGCGGGTAAATATCAGGAGATGATGCGTTTCAATCCGGGCAGGCAGATGACCACTTTTCCGGCATATAATCCGTATACAAGAAAGGGATGTACTGATTGTAACGGAAAAGGATCGGACAATGAGCTCTGCCGGGCATGCAGGATCGTGCGTAAACAAGTGAAAGGAGGAGAAAATGGCTGAAAAAGATACAAAGAAGGTGATCAGGGAACTGCAGCAACGGATCAACCGCTACATCCGTCTTACCCTGAAGGACATCAAAACGGAAGCCAAAGAGGAGTTCGACCGGAACTTCCAGCGGGAGGCTTTCTTTACCGAGAAGTGGAAAAGAAGACGGTACGCTCAGGATGAGACTCGGGGAATATTGCAGCAGTCCGGAACGCTCCGCAAAAGCATACGGGCCGAGATTATGGAAGGCAACAAGGGAGTAGCGTTTACTTCATCTGTTCCTTATGCCAGGATACACAACGAAGGTGGAACCATTACCGTTACCCGAAGGATGAAAGGATATTTTTGGATCAAGTACAGGGAAGCTATAGGCAAAAGGGGATATACCCTGAAAGGGGAACTGCGCAGGACCAAGAAAAACCGGCAGCTGTCCTCGGATGCGGAGTTTTACCGGGCAATGGCCTTAAAGAAGGTCGGCAGCAAAATTGTCATTCCCCGCCGGCAGTTCATAGGCACACACCCGGATTTGGAGAAACTGCTGCAGGAAATAGCCAGGGAAAATATCAAGGAAGTATTTAACGACTAATTATAAATATCATGAGAAGTTTTTTCTTTTTACAGCTCCAGAAACACCTGGAAGGACTGACGGACGATAAGGGAGAGTTCCTTGTCAAAACCTACGACCTGTGGAACGAGCAGGTGGATTTTATTGAGGAGGAAGAACCTTTTGCCCGCCCTGCGGTATTCCTTGAGTTTATGCCTTACAAATGGCAAATGCTCTCTGCCGCCACGCAGACGGCAACTGTTCCCATCAGGCTGCATATAGTCACCGACTGGAAAGGTTCCTCCAGGAAAGGAAGCAAATATCAGCAGCAGACACTGGAGCGTTTCAGTTTGCTGGAGAAGATCAGCAGACATCTGCATAACTTCCTGGGAAACGACGGCAGCGTATTCTTCGATATGTTCCGGCGTACCGCCAGCGATACGAATCATAACCACTCAGAACTGATAGAGGATATCGAGGAATACACTTTCCGCGTTACGCAGAAACTCTAGAAAAGACTCATCTGCATCTCCTTCTGCTTGGAAATGATACGGTCATCGGCACTGGCATTGATGATGTTGTAAAAGGTGCGCTCGCAGATCCTGAACTCCGGCCATATATAGCGCCGCAGGATCTCCCGGTTCGACAGGCCGTCACGGGAATGCTCGTCATAGATGCGCACGATAGACGATACACGGTGAACGTAGCTCCGTCCCGGAGTATTCATTCTGGATTTCTTCATACCTGAAAACAATTAAAAACAATCTTGAAAAACTTTTTACCTCAATGACAAAAGTAATGATTTCTAGATAAATATACAATTATAAGGAGGGAATTATAAAAAAGCCCTCAACGCTCGTTTTCTGATCCCCATCACAAAACAAAGATAAATGCACATTATCCACACGCTGAGGGCTAAAGTCCTTAACGTGAATAATGTGCATTTGTTGTAATGGGGTGCACAAAAGTAACAATAAAAATTGAAATTTATGTGTAAGAGCGAAATTTTCTTTAGACTGCTTTCCTTGACAGAGCAGGAAACGGAAGTAACAAGGGAGAGAATTCTGGGTGATTATAAGGATATGGAGGCTACCGATGCCAGGTATGTTCTTGTTACCCTTCTGACCGAGCAAGGACTGTATCCCGACCAGATCGCAACATTTCTTCATCGAACAGCCCGAGGCGTCCGGCACCTGATGAGACGAAACATCACCTCACCGATGATCGGTATTTATTTGTCACAGATCAGGAAGCGCATGGGAAGCGATACATAGAATAGCCGACGACAGACTAGTATGTTTGCAGTACGGTCAGATAGTGACCGGAACCTAATAAAATTATAAAGGCTATGGCTGAAGAAAAGATTATTTGTTGCGGAGATCCTTACCGCGGCAACAATGATGCGCTCATGGGCGCATTGCTCGGCAGACAGGATAATGGTGCCGAAATGGCCGCCCTGATGAATGGCGGTGCGAACAACTGGATGAACAATCCTTTCGCTTACATGATGATGATGGGCATGATGCGCATGATGTACGGTGAAGGCTGGAACCAGGGAGGAAACCTCCAGAATGCCGAAATTCAGGGACAACTCAATGCGATCCGCACACAGATGTCCGACAACCAGAACAGCAATCTGCTCATGGACGGTATTCACGGAAATACGGGTGCCATCCGCTCGCTGTCAGACAACCTGAACTGTGATTTCAACGCACTGAACCAGTCCATCTGTGCTGTACGTTCTGCTATTCAGGAGGTATCCGGACAAGTGGGCTTCTCTGCTGAACGTGTGATCAACGCGGTCAATATGGGTGATTGCAACATTATCCAGGCTTTGCAGAACTGCTGCTGCCAGACACAGCAGGCAATCCTGAAGATGGGATACGAGCAACAGCTTGCAACTTGTCAGCAGACCGGTGAGCTCCGTAACGGGCAACGGGATCTGGGCGTGGCAATCACGCAGGGATTCTCCGCTACCGCCTTCCAGGCACAACAGGACAAGTGCGACATCATCCGCGCGGGTCAGGACAACACACAACGTATCATCGATACGCTGAACAACCACTGGTCGGCTGAGGACAAGCTGAAGATCCAGGATCTCAAGTTCGAACTCTCCCAGGAAAGACAGAACCGCTACATCGCTTCCGTGATGAACGGAGGATGCGGATGCGCTTCGGGGAATATGGGAATGGGAGTGTAACCGTAAAAACAGAAAACTGATATGGTTACATTATCACCCGTAGGATTGGCTGCCGCACCGGTGGCCAATCAGCTGGCAGTTCTGGCGACATTCAAGGAGAGGCTTTGCCGACCCTTCTGCATCGATTCCAGTCTGCAACCGCAGGTTACGGTGAATTACACCGCCGGTACACCGGTGCTTAATGGCACAACGGTGTTTGTACCCGTTACCGCTGTGGTAACCGTAGTTACTCCCGGATGCGGATGCAGGGCTGCCACGCAACTGTTTACCGAACATTTCGTTGCGGCGTTTCAGGGACAGACGGCCGTTCCGACTTCCGTTACCATCACATCGGTGGGACGCAGACAGGGAGGATCGGACGTACAATGCGGAAAGGCACATACCTATACGCTCAACGACTCACTGACCATCGTAATTGCGTAATTATTCCAGCCGGGAGGACCACAAGAAGGAAACCTCCCGGACTGTTTTTAAAACCTTTAAAACGAATTTAAATTATGCTGATCAAAGATTTAAAGAACGGATATCCCATATACGTGCTGAACCACGAAACGCTGAAAGCTGAGACCGGCAAGGTCGTAAGCATCGGAGATCCCTATTTCCCGGCACAGAAGCCCGGACAGACTCCTCAGAACCTGGGAAGGGTGGTAGACGTTACCCTCCTGCTGGGAGAAAAGACGCAGACCTTCACCATGCCGGAAACGCTTTCCGTATGTTATGCCGGAACGTTAGTGTTTTCAGCCGACAAGGAAGGTATCCTCGCGGAAGTACGTGCCACACGTGCACAGAGTCAGGCAGTCATAGACTCCTACGATAAACACCAGAAGAACGTGCAGACCTGTGATGACATCCTGGAGGAGTGGGATACGGATTACAAGGAAAAGAAGGAGAATGAGAAGCGCATCGGCAATCTGGAAAGTAAGGTCGACAAGCTCTCAGAGGCCATCTCTGAATTTATCAACGAATTCAAAAAGTAAAGGCCATGTACATGATCGTTATCGGATGTGACTACAAAAGAGAGTACATCGAAAAATATGGCGAGCACTTCAACGAGAAGCTGGCAGAGTTTGCGATCCGGCATCTGAAGAATGTGGATGGCACCAATCATCGATGGAGTATGGAGGATATCATCGAGGCATTCAAGAGAGAGAAACTTTCGCTTCCGGACAAGGAAAGCCTGCATGACCTGCATTATCTGGCCAACATGCTATACAGCAACTGGTATCCGGAGGCAATGATCACGGAACCGGTTATCCTCAAGGCTGCAAGGAAGTACCTGGAAGATCCGGACGGATTCAAGGGAATGATCTTCCTTGTGTGGATCTATAAGATGAAGAAGAAGGGAGTGGAAATTCCCTGGAAGGAAATGATCGATTGACTTTTCTTATATACGAATAACGGGTGCTGCGGCTGGTCTGCCGGGCACCCGTTATTAATTCTCTTATAAATCATTTGTCAACTTATAACAAAAATCAAAAACATCATTTCTGTCTTTAAACATAAGATGTTCAGGCACTCTTTCACTTAAAGCATTTCCAGAGGATCTAATATAATAATCTAACTTTATACCTATATTATCACCATTAAGAGTTGCATAAAAGCTAATGCCTGTTATTTCTCCATATAATATTTTCACCTTATCTATACTCCAATAGTATAATTTGTCTCCTATATTATATTGGGTTTTAAATTCCATATTTTCATATTTGATTTTTTTTATTTATCTTTGTTCCAAGATATGGTTTGGGATAAATGCTACCTACTGGTTTTCCCTGAAAGCGCAAGCAAAGTCGAGTGCGAATGGTAGACTATGCACGAGGTAATGGCGTATAGGTGAGTTCAAATCCACCACCATATCTTATTCAATTCCTATCTATGTATGTTATTCGTTATTTGGATTATAGTTAATCATGTGCTCAAATGCCTTTGTACGGGCATCGTAAGCAATCATAGTGGATTCATGAACAATATCAAGCTGCTGCTCATGTGACAAACTGCATATTTTCGGATATAGCCGTTTATAGACCTCTATTGCTGTTGATAGCATAGTATCACTTTCTCCTACTCCGTGATATGTGGTGTATATCTTTTGGAAAATAAGAGCTTGCTTTATAGGCATGGAGCTAAGTTGCCCAACTCCTATATACTTCTCAATAGATTTATTCATTACTATCTTGTTTTTATACACTTGTATCAATTCAATGCTTCTGTACGCTGGATGCAGTTCTGATATGCGTTGCTCGATTTCTTTCTTTGATAAACCTAAGGGAATCTTTATTTTATCTTCCGCACATCCAGCGACGACTTCTGGTATCGAATATAGATAGCGAACTATCCACTCTGTTTCATGCATACTTGGTTTATTAAAATGGATTTGTATTCCAATAGTTACGCCAATGCCCAAAACAATCACATCGGTTCCCATCATTTTCCTTACGGACAAAAGCGAGATTGTTTCTATCAATCAACGGCTTATTGTAAGGGTATTGCTTTACTCTGATTTTATAGGCTCGTAGAGCAAGCCTACGATTCTTAATTTTATTCATATCTATCTTGTTATTCGTTATCATTTGATTCAAGAGGAGGAATTGGCATCCAATGGGTAGGGCGCACAATATTGCCACCATAGTCAATCCAAGTCTCTGTCTTAGGATTAAAATCACACACTCCACATCCGGGAGGATTCATCCTAACATCAAGCACTATGTACAGGTCATCATCTGTTCGCGGTAACCTATCCTTTACGCTGACCCACGGGGATTGCTTTGCCTGCCATTCAGCGCCTTGAATAAAATTTGTTATCCCAAATTGCGCTAAGTTACTACCTGATAAAGTACGATCAACCGTTCTATGGTTAAACAAGATATTTTCTTTTGCAACTTCTTCTAATGTCTGTTTCATATTAATTTTCATCTAATTTTATCATATCTATTTTACTGACAGCCTTTAAGACTCTTAGAATGTCCTCCTGAAAGTCTATGACTTGTTGATTACGAACACTCTTCTTTAACTCTATTAGGGATAATTCCTGTATTCTTATCAAAGATGGAATGTCGTTAACCAACTCAAGTGTAATTTCTTTCTTCTTAGAATTTTTCATATTTCCTCCTTTCCTTTAAAGTGTTCGATTAGCTCTTCCACTGTAGCCTTATGATAATTGTCCACATTAAGGTCGTTAGGCATTCCGTAAAAGTCTATGCCCGATAATCCACCGTCAGAACCGTCTCGATATATACCCCAATCTCCTTTGTCATTAACAAAGAGTTGATTATGGTCTGTGTCATCTCTTAATGCGGCAATAGCAAGAAATAAATTTTCATTTGTCCCGCAATCAAGAAAATGTCCATATAATTCCTGCGAATAGGAGCAAGAGAAAACGGCTTCTCTCCCATGATATACTTTAATGTTGTCTCCAATAGCATTTAATCTTTCATTAGAAAGAAGTGGTCTAATCCCTAAACGTTTCAAAGACTCTCTTAATCTTTCAGTGTTTTTTCTAATAAAACATGGTGTTGTAAATCCCATAGTTAGTTCCTTTCTCTATTGTTATTCGTTATCATTTGATTCAAGAGGAGGAATTGGCATCCAATGAGTTGTATCCCAACCGCTAATCGTTTCATAGGAATAATTATCACTCCAGAAATATGCATCGCTATTATCGTCTGTATCCAAAACTGCAAGCCTCACTGTACCATCTTTAAGCCTGATTAATACAGGATCTCCTAATTCCGGTAATTTATCTTTTACGCTGATCCACGGAGATTGCTTTGATTGCCACTTGGCGCCAGCGATAAACGACTTATAACATTGATGGCGTCTTCCGTTAATAAATCCGGCACAAATAGAATCACCTTCACAAGTTGGGGAACCGTTTTGATGCTCTTTTGCTGCTTCTTCTAATGTATGTTTCATAATTTATTTTTTTAATTATTCATCTTGAAAATCATCAATCTCATATTCCCATTCCATTGCATCCGCTTCTCGAATATTATCACTAAGCCATTTTTTTGCGTTTTCAAGCTCATCATCCCATTCAGGTACATCACCACCTTCATCATAGGCTTTAGCTAATTCATTATAAACTTCATCAGGGACTTCAACATTTCCAAGTCCAACTCGATAAGTTACTTTGATTGTTAAATCTTTAATATTCTTCATATTTCCTCCTTTCTTCTAAATCTTCATCATCTATATCTAATACCAGCCCTCCATTAAGAACATGTTCCATCATCCCTTTAGATAGCTTCATTGTCTGTTCAAGTGTAGGTCTTTTCCACCTAAATACTCGAATGTAATCCGGCACATTCTTAAAGGACCTTGTATGTTGCATTAACCCACCACAACTACATTCAATAATAAAGGGAGTAACACCTTTGTCTGCGTATGTGGTAATTTTATTACGACCACATTTTTCACACTCATATAAATCATACGTTCCGCGACCATCGTATATCTTAGCATCTTCAATGGTTGATGCCATTTTTGTATATCTCTTTGTTATATCTTTTTTGTCCATATCCGTATTTTAAGTAAATGTTTGATTTTCTCATGCGCCGATTTCATCGCTTCATCAGAAGCCTTTTCGAAAAGGCTATCTGCTATATGAAAGTCTTTTTTAAAGCGATTATCAGGAACAACATATATTGTATCTGTTATTTCTGTAATCCGTTTTATGGGAAACACAGTCAGATATACATTCTCGGTTTTACAGCTTGCTACTATGACAACTGTAAGAATTAATAATAGTTTCTTCATTTTTGTTTTGTATTACGCTATTAATATTTTTCTTTTCTCTATACGAACTTTATCAGGGTCTTTGTCAGGAGCAAACCATACAAGATACCATTCGCCATTTGCAAATCCTTTCCACATTTTACCTTCATATACTCCTGTTGGTATTGAAGTGGAATATTCTGCTAAACCTTTAAAAGTCTGTTCGCTCATAAGAGCATGAGTATCATCCAATTCAATAAACCTCCTGTGAGGCTGTTTCCAACTCCGACCTAATGGGTCAGTGATTGGAGGTATTATCTGTTCTCCGTTCATATCTGCATGATTGAGGGTTATTTTGCTTTCACAACAACATTGCGTAAAAAATTAGAGAACTCAGATCGCACGTCAAAGCAGGGACATGCCTTGATAAATTCCGCCGGTTCCACCTCACCTGAGCCATCCAGATCAGGCGAAGTATCCCGATGGCCAAGCAACTCGATGATATCATACTCTTTGCACAATTTCGCTACAAGTCCACGTAAAGCCGCTTTTTGCTCAGGAGTACGAGTATCGGCTGGTCTTCCACTCGCATCTAAACCACCAATGTAGCAGATACCAATAGAGTGCTTATTGTAAGATACACCAGAAAATCCCTTTGTATTACAATGAGCTCCATCAATAGAAAGTGGACGTCCATTCTCTACATGACCATCAAGGTCGACCACGAAATTATAACCGATCTGGTTAAATCCTCTTTGTTTGTGCATACGATCTATATCCTTTGCACGTAAATCCTGCCCGGCACGTGTTGCTGAGCAGTGAATGATAATTGAGTCAATTGTTTTCATTATGTTTTGATTAGTCTACGTTAATTTATTTTCTCCAGAAAAAATCTCCTGAAATCGATCTGGCAGTATCATCTGCAGTCAAACGGATATACCGGAAGAAGTTCTGCTCGGATCTATGTCCTGTCAGTCTCATTATTTCCAATGTTTTCATACGTCCTGTCAAATACATATTGGTAGCAGCACTTCTTCTTGCAGTATGGCTACTGATCAGTTCCCATTTCTCTTTTGTCACTGTAACCAACTTTCCTCCCTTAGTATACGAATAGGTTATTTTATCCGTTAATCCTATCTCCTTCATTATGACTTTCAGATACTTATTGAAATACTGAATGCAGAGTCCTCCAGGAATACGACCTTGATATTTCTCGAAGATCTCCCTTATGTAGTCGTGAGCTGGCACTTTAACATCCACATTGGTCTTTTTTGTTCTTTTTATGATGTATCCATCTCTTAGATTATCTTTAGTTAATGTCGAATAATCGGAATATCTGAGAGCCGTCAGGCATCCTATGACAAACAGATCACGTATCTTCTCCCTGGCTTTCCTTTTATCCTGTTTCCCGAATTTATAGTAATATATCCTCGTAATTTCATTCATTGACAGGAAGACGGCATTAGTCGGTTCTTCCCTTAAGTCTATCTCATCATAAGTACTGTCAACCGCATAATTGTATTGCAAAGCCTTTCTGACAAGCGACTGGATCTTCTGAATGTATCCAACGATTGTATTATGCCGTAATCCCTGATCTTCGAGATAAACGATGAAATCATCCAGGAATTCCTCCGTAACAGAATTGGTGAATATGTCACAGCCAAACTCAACAGAAAAATTGTCTATGTGTTTGATGATTGCATCATAAACGGCTGCATAATGCTCAGACCTGCGTCTGCTTCTCTTTTCAAGCACTTCTCTGACAAAGTCGGTAAAGTATATACCTTCAAGAGGTTTGCTCTGCCTGAAGCGATTCCTATAGTCTCTTCCGGGTTTCTCCGCCCGCATGGAGACAGCCAAACATACTGCTGCTAGACACCTCCCGTTCCGCACCCAAATAATCTGCCGATAAGTGGACGGAACTTCTCTTTTCTAAGTCTTACATCATAATAAGCCACAGAGACACGTGAGTGTACTAGTCCGACAAAATCTCCTATTTCACGCTGGAGGTAACCTTCCTTGCGAGCCATGTAGCAGAATAGCATTCTTGCATCAGCCACATCCTGCTTCCTCGAACGAGAGAGGATCAGATCTTTTGATACTCCCGTCACTTTAGAAATCTCTTCCAGAATAATCTCCATCGGCTTCTTGTCTTTATTTTCTTTTAAGTTCATAGATTGTTCTTTAAATGGTTATTTAATTGTCTTTAAAAGCATCGGCTTCTGATGCGATGCCAGGTGATCTCTCGTTTGAAATTCTGCGGATGGAAAGGCTTGTCACGCGTATGCCAGCCAAAACGTACTCGTTTACTCTCTTCATGTATGAAGGCATCTATCTCATACTCGATGTCCCGCATCTTAATCTGTAGCAGATCATCTTCCATGTCAACCTTGCTCACCATCTCTTTCGGATCGTTATGAGAGTCCTGCTCACATACAATGAGCAGGACTACGACTACCTTTGAACTGTTCATTCTTGCTTTTTCTTCTCGTCCGAGGATTCAGGATTGGCGTCTTTGTCAGCTGTATAAGGATATACGTCCATGATAGCTGTTTCCACTACCGAGGGCACCTGATAGTCTGCCATTGTGCCTTTCATGCCGGCATCAAGGTTCTCCTTCGCCCGTCCCAGATCCGCAGCCTGTACCAGCACATAGGTGCTCGTATTCTTCTCTTTTCCGCTCTTATCATCCAATGTGATGTAGCACAACTTACATTTAAACCAGCGGTCATCACACTCGGCATCACTGGGGAAAATTTCGCTGTAGTTGGCACGCTTGATATCCGAAACGGTAAACTCTCCGGAGATAAAGGGAGTCATCTCCTCGATTATCCTTGCTTCCGCTTCCGTGAAGCTGAGAGCATCTACCAGATAAGGTTCTGTTACTTTTTTCTGCATTCCGTTTTCAACGATTTTCTCGTAACGGATTTTACATTCAAACCATGTGTGCATTCCCATAATTATTTATCTTTTTCAGGTTTGTCAATATATTTATCCGCAAAACGGTCAAGCACCTTGATACACTTGTCCGGAAGCTGCTTTGCCGTATCGTTGGTCCTGATATAGTCAATCGTACCACCGATACCATAGATATAAAGCAGCTCCTTGGTCGTCGGAATAAAAATATTCGTCATCGCCGCTATTACACCACAGACAACAAAGCGCTTCAACCATTTGAAGAATGCGTGTTCGTCGTCCCTATCCTCGATTACATCACCTTCCGATACCAACAAAACAAGCAGCATGACAACGATAATTATCAAAGCTACAATCCATACGACTGTCAATGCAGTAGACAGTTTACCAATTACGGTCATCCAATAAATTTCATTCATAATGTAAAAATTTAAATTATTAATACTTGAGGTTATTCTTTCTCTTCTCAGGCTAAAGATTTTATTCTTCGTCAGGCATCCATTTTATAGTTATGTCCGCTTTTAAAATTTTGCGACCATTACAAACAGGGCAGATTCTTTGCTCTCGATCATTTCGCTCACCCAAGGCTGGTATCCAACCATTTCCGTGACAATATGAACAGGCAAATCCTTGAAAAGTCTTCATCTCATAAATATTCTCCTTCGTTAAATTAGGAGGAGAAACCATCAAGATCTGTACTTGCTTACTCATATCACATCTTGTTAAATGATGGTTCTATTCTTGTCCACTGATTATCCTCATCCTTCTCCTCGAAGTAGAAGCGAACGACAGTACCTTCCACAACATTACTTTCACGGAAGAGCTTCATGATAGAGGAGTATTCAGGATCATTGAAATCCTCTTCCAGCTTATACAAGCGTGAAATGGATTTATAATCAAGATTTCCAACCTCATTACGCTGTATCAGTGACATGGCCAGTTTATAGATGGGATTGCGGTCACCATCTCCCTTTTTCTCAATCCAGACATTCAGATAATCAACCAGGCGTTTCTCGGCTATATCGGCACGTTCATCAAATCCTTTCACCTTATTTCCTTTGACTAACACCCTAAATTTTTCGTTCTGAACTTGGAATCCTAGTTGTTCGTCACGTCTGAGATCTCCATATGACTTTAGCAACTCGTAATAGTTAATAGCCTCATTTTGCAGCCATTCCTTGAAATCCTGACCATCCTTGAGGTATTTACGAAGTCTCTTTTCTGTGGATGCCAGGAATTTGGCACGTACTTTCTCGTAATTCTTCCTCTTGTCCACATCCTTTTTTTTCTTTTCGGCCTGCAACTTGTTCAGTAAGGCCTCACGTTCTTTTTCTGTTAAATTCTTAATATCCATAAAACATAATTTTAATAGTTAACACTATGTTGATTTCTCTCGTTTCTGTCGTTGTCATTGTTGTTCTTGGAAGCGATCAGTACCCATAACAGGCAACTGGAAGCCCATATCTTTGTATTTATGCTATCCCCAGTGATGATTCCGAGAATACAGCAGACAATCTCCAGTCTGTAAATCCACTTCATTTTCCCTCCTTTTTCTTAATTGTTTGTAACTGCTTTAAAGTCTCTTTTAATTCCTCCAAATTTTGCCGGCTTACATCCTTTTTGATGCTTCCACGTCTTTTCAGAAAGGAGGAGATCTTTGCCTTGTTCATCTCAATCTCTTCAGGATCATCGCTACGATAATCTTTGTTGAGAATACCGATGTGCATAGATATACCGAATATCTGTCCCACGACTCTTGCCTGTTCCTCCTGACGTTTCTCGCTCACCCCTTGCGGATCAAGTAAACTTTTGATCAACTGTGTAGCCTCATGCTTATATAGTTGTCTGGATGAGTCAGTGCGACCGTTACTGGCATCATAGATCATTGTGCGATAATCATCCTCACTCATCCCTGTCTGCCGCTTAAGGCGATGAAGCAAGGTTTTCTGAGGATTGGTGGCATAGAACACCAGGCGGGAAGGTTTGTTATTACTCATAATCGTTGCCATTTAATTCGTTACCATGATACAACCGGGCTCTCTCTTCGACAATGGGAATCTTCTTTCCTACATTGTTCCCCACACGTCCGCTTACTTCGGCAGCCAGACCCTGCACATGGAAGATTACTTTTGCCAGCTTCGAAGCCTGTCGCGCAGCGGCATTATGTGGTCTTCCCTTTTCCTCATGAGCAAGAATAATGAACAGCTTTTCCGGAAATTTACGGATGAGCTTAAGTAATCCATACTCCTTATTCATCAGCTCATCCTTGTAATAGGAGGCATTGTCAATAAACACAACTTTGGCACTCCGACGGTCACGAAGCTTTTCCCAGAGATCCTCAACAGGCATGTACTCGTACATGTACATATTGGAACATTCTTCCGGTATGCCTACCTGCAGGCAGGTATCCTGTATGCTTGCCGAGATACCCTCTTCCGCACTCAGGTATAGTACTCTTCCCATTTGCCGCAGATAATTGGCCAACATAAGCGCGAAAGTGGTTTTACCGTTCTTCTCCGCACCATATATAAGCCATATCCCGTGATCTTCGGGCTCAGGGGATATATACTCCGCCCACATGCCGTCAAATTGAAATTTGGAGATTTTCTTGTCATACACATTACGCATGGTGAGTAGACGTACACGCTTTTTCGGCTTCTTTTCTTCTTCCTTTTCCATCATCAAGCTCCTTCCTGCATAAGTATTAATGCTGATTCTGCACGTCTCAGACCCGTTTCCAGGGTCTCTCCATGCGTATCAAGACACATATTCACAACTTTCTTTACCATCTCTCTATCGCTTACATTGACCGACAGCACATCCGTGATCAGCCGACGGTAGAACAGCAGCCGGTCATCCTTACCCGTAGGCACAATCGAATAATATTTGCTGGAAAAGCGGGAGAACAGTTCCTTGAATGAATTCTTCCTGCTACGTCCCTTTCCATTCTGCAGTTTCGTGCGAAGTCCGTCAGATCCCATCATGAACCAGCCGCACATGTTTTCCGTACCGTTCCACAGGCCATGCAGGGACTCCAGTGCCGCATAACTCAGTGCGCCGGCTTCGTCAATAATCACGACCGGAGAAGGGATATTGCATAGGGTATACTTGATACTGTCTTCCATCTCCTCCACTGTTCCTTCGTCGGAACCGATGCAACGCGCCAGGTGAAGAATAAAGGAGCGACGGCTGCGACATTGCGTGGCATCCAGATAAAAGCAGTTCTTGCGGTTACGGGAAAGATAAAGGGCCGAATAGGTCTTGCCGATGGCGCATTCGTCCACGAACATCATCGCCTTGGAATACTCCTTGCAGAAATCCACATACTGCTCAATCATATTAAATACATCCGTACGGGCCATTCTCCACATACGCTCCGAAGCGGTTACTCCCAGCAACCGGCCAACCGACAGCCATTTTCTGTGACCGATCTTCTTTTCGGTATCCGCAGTGATCTTTCCATTGACAATCTCACTGTAGATACCCTGATTAAGTCCGTATTTCTTGGCAAATTCACCGTTACTGCCACTGAAGAGTTCCCTTGCCTCCTTCAGGGCATCCAGTACTTTCTGTCTGTACTCTCTGGTAGTTTCTATTTCCATATCAGTTATATTTTAAAAGTTTGTTCTTAAATCTTTATTAAAGGATATTTGCGGATCATTTAAAATGATATCGTCCACCGATGTCTCTTCCAGGATCTCAACCTCCTCACGTTCTTCGGGATGGTGCCATCTGTCAAGTGAGGAGATGCGGAACTTGTCGTTGAGCGTGTCACTTCTGTGATCGATGACTACCACCTTGCCGATTTCTTGATAGTGTCTGCGGCTGTAGCCCTCCAGTGTATTCCGGTAACGGGCCATGAGTTCACGGTTCTTCCTTTGCTCAGGAGTTTCCTCCAGTGCTGAACGTGCTGTAACAGGCTGCGGAACCGCTTCGCAGACAATCCTGCTGTCATCTCTGAGACAGATAACGGCGCGTAGTACACTCCCGTCGTTGTCGTCCATGTAGTGGATATCCACCTCCTTGCCGGCCAGCGTACGCATATACCCGATGAGCTTGTCGCCTGTAGCCAAGGTACCGTTATCTCCCAACATATACCACATCTTGCGGAAACGTACCTGGCCGGCAAGGCTTACGCTTGTAGCGACCTTCCTTCCCAAGGAGGGAAGGATGCTCCGCCAGTTGATAGCGTTCGTATTATCCGGATTCTGCTTCTGGAGGAAAACTTCCCAACGTGTCATACCCTTGTAGATGCTATGCTCGGTATTGTTCCATCTTTCAATGTCTATGAGGCATTCCTCTATGATTCGCTCGTAAGGCAGGATAGGGATCTTACCGGTAGACACCTGGTTGGACTCGCTTCTGGCAAACGGACGGGCCAGCCAGCCCTCACGTTTCTTTTCCATCTGGTAACGTATGGGACGCCAGTAACCTTCACATCTCTTGGAACGGGCGCTGTTGGCCTCGATCCTGACGGTTTTAAACATAGCTCCCGCCTTGAGGAAGGTATCTGAAAAGCCGGAGTTCAGATTACTCTCGCACTCCACCTCATAAGGCAGAGGCATACCCCAGCGTGAATAGTTGCGTACCATCTGGCGATAGAACTCGGAGATGATCCCTTCCTTGTCCTTTCCGTACACCCATGCGGTGATAGCCTCGCTGCCAAGATCCACTCCGCAATAGAACCATACACGCTTCCCCTCGGCATAGAAGAAGGGAGGCTGGCGGTCGTCCACGGAAATGATGCTGCCGGCCCATTGCGGGTGCTCCAGCGTTTCGAAGGGGACATACATTCCCAGACGGATCTGACGGTTTCCCGTACGCTTGCGTGAAGTGGCTACACCCGACTCCCAGGAGCTCAGGAAACCGCTCACAGTTCGCTGGGAGATCTTACCATATTCCTTCGGATCGAACACCTCACCAGTCTCCACATTCACGATTTCCACATATCCCGCCAGGAAGGCATCGTATTGACGAAATACCTCAGCCATATCAGGTTTCCAGGACTGATGGGCAAACATACTCTCCAGAAGGGCGCGGGCCTTTTCTGTACGTATGCCGGCAGAGTTGTTACCTCTGTTCTTATTGATAAGAAAACGGTAACCGTCCTCCTTGCTCCCGGCGGAGTATTTCTTCATCTTCTCTATAAGACGGGCACGTGAGGGAGGAAGGGTATGGGTCTTTCCGAATCTCTTCTCCAGCACCTGCGAGAATGTACTGTAATCAGACCATACTGAATCGTCCAGCCCGTACATGCTCCTGCGTCCTCTGGACTGCCATTCGCTCAGGCGAGCCTCACGGAGTGCGAGCAAAGCGTTTAGGACAGAAGCGTTCATCACATACTTGTCCTGTTCCTCTGCCGAGAGAGTACCGGCGGCATCTTCATAAGTGGAATAGAAATCCACCGCATCAGAATCCACACCAAAATAAAGCAAAAGGATATGTTCCACACGGCGGGGATCGCCGATGGCCTCACGGATGGTCGCGGGAAGGGAATCGAAAAGGATGAGCAGACGGTTGCCCCGACCACCGCCACGGGAGTAGCGCTTAAGGCCGGTAGGCTTGTCTTTGTGACGATGCAATTGAAGTTTAAGATTACTCCATTCGTAGAACCTGGGAACAAGCTCGTCCTTGGTGACCACCAGTATATCGTTATCTATAAAAATTGGCATTTCTATAATCGTTTAACTCTTGTGCAGTTCCCGGCTTCGAACCGGGAATGAAGGCCACCCTACCGTCTCTTTTTACCACCTATCGAAAAGATATATAGTTATGAAAATGGTTAAGTATGTAATCCTGAAAACTGGGAAACGGGAAGGTTCCTTGACTGCTCCTTTATTTATCCTCTGCGCGTTTGGCGTGTAGCGCCTCGGAGTGCTTCGAGTAATTCTTCAAAGTCTTTTGCAAGCGATTCCTGTTTACTTTCTCTTTGTTGTACTGAGTAATACTCAGAAGCGTTTTGAATGAGCTTGGAGAACTCAGTACTTTCGTTCATAAGTCCAACAATCATCGTAGTCAAAGTATTTACTTTACCCATGAGAAGGTTAGTACTATTAACTCTGTCTTCTTCGGTTTTCCCAATAAGCATCAAAACTGTGATACCGTTTTCCTCGCATGTTTTTTTAACTTGCTCGGCCATTTTTAAAAGCTGTTCTTCTTTCATTTTAAATCTAATTTTTAAGGGTTAATAAATCATTCTTGGTTATTTTGCTCTAGTATTTCATTACAGATGTTGTCCTGATAAACTCATCCAGGTTACTGTTGATTTTCATTTCCTCAGTTATCATCTGGACTATTTGTTTGGAGTGACCACGAGCATAAGAGATACTGGTAAGTTCACCACTGTCATTCTCGTAACCGGCAACTGCGATAACCTGAATGCCGTTCTGCTTGCAGAACTCCTGCAGCTGTTTAAACATCAGTCCTAATTGTTGTCTCTTTGTCATTTTAATCTATTTATGAGGGTTAATAAATCGTTTTAAATCTGCCCCTATTTATCACAAACCAGGGCAGTTGTGCTGCTTTCGCAGCTTGGCAAATACTTTACATATATGGAAAAATTCAGAAATATCCTTATCCTCACGGACTGGGATAATCTTGCCGCCTCTGTAGCATGGGGTAAATAAACCATGATAAATTAAAAGTTTTATTACGAAATGGTTATTTCTCAATTTCTTTGACTAGCCGTTTAGCACCGGCTATGACCCATATCTTGTCCACCATTTCCGCAACCTTTTCTTCGCATGTCGGTCCGATCTTTATCATAATAGGACCTTCTTTATTCTGATCCTTTGGAATAATAATCGGGCAAAGCATACCGTATTCACGCCAGATTGAGATCACGATTCGGAAATATTCCAGGTTGATCCCCATTGTATAGGTGATCATTGCATTTCCTCCCATCCAATGGATAACTGTTCGTAAACAGGGACTGGATCAGGGTAATAGTTACCTTTCTTGCAGTTGTCAGCACCAATATTCTCATTTAAAAAGGTTTGCAGGTCGGTTGTCTGATGATTGTTGTTTCTTGTTTCCATGATAATAATTTTATTTATTTACAATTTCTGACTTGGTTACTTTGCCAAATAACTGCTTGTATACCTCAAGCACTTTATTAGCTTGGGGACCTTTAAGATTTCCACGTAATGCATTGTAAACTGTTTTTTCACAGCACCCGGCCGCTTCTGCAACTTTCTTTTTCCAGCCCTTAGGTGGCAACAATGGTAATTCTACCTCTTTAATAACTACTGTTTTCATAATTGATATTTTAAATATATTTCGTACATTTGTGGCGTTACCTCTTTAGATAACGGCACAAATATATAGACTATAATCCGAATGAACAAAAACACATAGGAGTATAGTCTATTAATTAACAAATATTAATAACAATATCTATGGATGCAAAGGATCGCATAAATGAATTTATCGCTTATAAAGGTATTAGTATAAACCAGTTCGAACAGTCTATTGGAGCTTCCAATGGATATTGGAGAAAAGTGAAAAACATATCAGCTAAAGTTGTTGGAGATATTGTTAGAGTATACTCCGAACTTGACACAGAATGGGTTATAACAGGAGAAGGAAATATGCTTAAGATAAACAAACAAGTATCTTTAATACAATCCATAAATGGTCACCATAATATAACAACAGGTCATAATAATGGAGGAACTATTAATACAGTGAGGACTGATACAGACACAGAAAAAACGAATAATGATATATGTGAGGATTATAGGAAACAACTTGAAAGGCAAAACGTATATATAAAGGAACTGTTAGATGAACAGAAAATGCTACATATTCAAATCAGTAAATTAATAGATAGATTAAAGTAAAAACAAACGATCTTTATAATACTTATTTGACGAAAAATCCCGGATTTCTCCGGGATTAAACAAAGAACTAAATTATATTTACTATTCATTCACAGGCACATAGAATGTTGTCTTTGATGGAGTATAGATCCCAAAGGTTATACCTTCTATTAAGAGATTAACAAACGTGTGATGATTCTTTATTGCATATTTTTGGCGATCACCAACGTATTCTCTAATATCTTTCTTGTTTGACGATGGAGAAATCAATCCATATAAGAAATGATTGTTTGTTTTTGAGTTAAAAACTCTTTTAGGCTCATCAACTTTCATTCCTCCTACATACAATTGCGAACTGTAACATGAAGACAATGATAAACATAATGTGCTAGCTAACACTATAAGCATTACTTTTTTCATGATTGTGTGTTTTAGAAAAAATGTTTTTAATATTCGCGCAAATAAAGTAATAAAAATGAAAATTTACAAGAAAACAACTATTTATTAACATCTAAGGAACTACTTTTTCATCTTTAATCTGTTATCCTCTTGACTATATGAGCTAATAGAGGATCTTCAAATTCAGGAACAGCAACATCATCCTCTTCAAGCATGAGGGTAAGTATCTTGATCGCCTCTTTATACATGGCAGCGTCACGATGATCGTCAAGTACGGTACGCCATAAACTTTTCTTCCGAGATCCTTTCATAATACTTTAATTTAAAAATCCCGGATTTCTCCGGGATCACAAGAAACAAACAATCTACAACCTTAAAAAATAGACTAATGCCTATATCCTAATATATAATTAAAATAGAAAATGAGATCCAGTTAAAATGCTCCCGGCAATATTACCGGGAGCGCAGATGCATCTATATCAATCTTAATCATAACTGTACATTCATTTTAAATCACAGGCAAATATATGTATTTTACATCAATATGACAAGTAAAATGCTGATAATTAATTGCTTATATTTACCCGAAATCAAAAACACTTGTACATATAGGGTGCGAAAACTAGAGTTTTTTCGTTTTAATAGCATTTTTTCAGTACTTATACCCCTATTTACTGGCATTTTTTTTTCTTGATTTGTAACCCCAAGCTGTAACCCCAAGTATCAAAAGTGTAACCCCTTTAACACTATTTTAACAGATAAACACATTCACCCGCTTATGCCATCATTAAATAAATTACAGCCAATTTTCAGTTCTAATAAGTAGTTTTCGGAGGAGATTAAAGGACGATCAACAAAAAAAATAAAAGCCTACAATCCCTTTATTTATAGAGGATTGAAGGCTATGCATCGATGGGAGGATAGATGATTGTTTGGATAATTTAAGGAGATTTTGTAACTTTATTGTAGAAAGATTGAGAGGATGTCACTTTATCCCATTTCAATATGAGACAAACCTAGCGATCTTGTCACGAAATAACTCTTATTGTCGCAAAATGATTTGAAGTATAAAAATTGTATCTTCTTAAAAATCAGCCCGATCCATAATTAAGCAATCGCGTTTCGTTTTGCCAGCCCTATTCATTTCCAGTTCAAAGAGAATTGCACTCATTTTATGTACGGGAATATCTGTCTCTA